ATTATGTACAACTTTATTAAGCATATTACCCTAAACGAGGGACATACACCTAAAACATTGGAGCAGTCTCCCTTGCCTTATGCCAAAGACGAGTTGGAACCGGTCAAAAGTGAAGAGACTGTGGACTATCACTATGGCACACTGTACAAGGGATATGTAGATCGTTACAACAAAGGTGAGGGCGATGCTGATTTTAACGAAGCAGGTGCTTTTTTACACGACATATATTTCAAGCAGTTCCATAAGCCTGCTGGTAATAATCAACCTGAGCACATTGCTTTGAACTTTATCAATAAGCATTTTAAAACTTTTGATAATTTTAAGGACAAAGTACAGAAATCAGCCATGGGCATACAGGGTTCTGGTTGGGTTTATCTAGCCCGCGACGGCAGCATCAAGACCATTAGAAATCACGAAATACGTATGGATATTATACTGTTGATCGACTGGTGGGAGCATGCGTGGGCCCTAGACTATCAAGCTGACAAAAAAGCATATCTTCGCAATATCTACAAAATAATCAACTGGAATGTGATCGGCTCTAGAGTCGGTCGAGTGTCTTAAGACTACTTACTGGCATGTCCCAAACATGTCTAGCTTCAACACCTTTACGTTGAGCAAACTTCTTAGCATCACACTTGCCGCAAACGTGGTATACTGAATTGGTCAAGCGATTTGGATCCATATCGCCCTTATCCCTAGTAAACACTTCCTGGCAGCAATCGCACCTGACTACAACTACAGTTTTTCTACGACTGTAAGTATGTGTTCGGCCACGGCTGCTAGTACGTACAAAGTGGTTTTCTCTAAATTCTGTTCCGATTATCATACATGTATTTACATTAAGGTTATAAAAACTTTCGATAAATATTACATCGAGGGCAATCATGATTACAATTTCCGAGTCAGCAAAGACAAAAATCAAGGACCTGCTCCTTGAAGAAAACAATCCCAACCTAGCATTACGTACATTTGTACAAGGTGGCGGGTGCAGTGGATTTAGTTATGGATTCACGTTTGATGAAGTAACTAACGAGGATGATTTTGAAATTCCCCTAGACGAATTTCGAGTACTTGTAGACAGCATGAGTATGCAGTATCTTACAGGTGCAGAAATAGATTATAAAGAAGAAATAATGGGTAGTTCATTCAGCATAAAGAATCCCAACGCACAGTCAACGTGCGGTTGCGGTTCTAGCTTTGGAGTTTAATAAATGTCAAAACAAATAATCGATGTTGGTATACAAGGTAACGACGGCACAGGCGATAGTATTCGCACAAGTTTCCAGAAAGTAAATGATAACTTTACAGAACTATACGCCGCATTTGGCGCGGGCGGAAGTCTTAAATTTACCAGTTTGGGTGATGCACCGGCTAGTTACACGCCTAATCAAATTATTATGGCTAGCACGACGGGTGCGGCCCTAACAGCTAGAACACTAAGAGGTGGTACCAATATCAGTATTAATACCACAAGCAATTCCGAGGTTGTAATTAGTTCACCAATTTCTGGATTAGTCACAGATGTATATCCAAGTCTACAAACATCGATGAACGCTAATTTATTCACTATTGGTCGTTTGCGCGATCCTAGTGAAGCCGCTGTTACTCAGTTTAATACTGCATTTGCAAATACTCCAGTAGGTAACACTACTGTTTCATATACCACTACTATTGGACAAATGCCAGTTACGGTTAGTTACGCAGACTCGCATTACTTAAAAATACTTAATGGCAAGGTTGTTGATCCATTAAAAGTTAGAGATCAACCATTGCTTCCAGAAATTACTGATATCGATAGCCCGCTCAATACAAATAGTACAAGTTACGATCTAACGTTAAAAAGTAACTATCTAGCAACTGAGGCAATACAACGTAAGGATGCGGTGTATCGTGGCGGCGATACCATGACAGGAGCTCTAACACTAAGTGATCATCCTAGCCCGCTAAACGGCCAAGGTATAGTTAATGGTGCTGGAGATTTACAAGCAGCCACTAAGTTTTATGTAGATAATAATTCATATACTAGTGCTAATAATTTATATGTAACCACAAAGGGAGATGATTTACAAATTAATTCTCCAGCAGGCAGTGAAGGTCGCGGATGGGCATATGCTTACAAAACTCTAGGTGCTGCCGCACTACGAGCAGAAACATTAATTAATCTAGCACAATCAGAACCAGGTCCGTACAGACAACGAATCGTATATACACAGGGACCTAACCAATATGATTCAGTAACCGGAACTCCGGTACTACTTAACGGCAATAGTGGATTAGTAGGATACACTGATGCAGTTTCAGTGTTAAGAGCTAATAAAGAGTTTATACAAAAAGAAACTATTGCATATATTAACAAGAAGTATGTTAATACATTTACTATAGATAATGCCACATATACTGCAATCTTTAATAATCTCATCGAAGCCGTTAGTTATGATCTTGCAATAGGCAGTACATGGAATCCAACTTCTCAAATATCGGCGTTATTTAACGGTACTAAAACTGAAGTAATCGCCAATCAGGTATCACAATTGAAGGCGGGTATAAATTATGCTAGAGATCAGATATTAGGTTATGCATACACTGATACTAAACTAAACACATATACTAGTCAAATTATTGATGCGTTGTGTTACGATATGACTGCAGGAGGAAACTTCCAAAGTATCATAGCTGGATTAGCTTACAATAATGTTTCAACAGGCTTGTCTACTACTGAAACTGCATCATTGTTTGATCCCACTACCCTAACTGTTACCAGCGGGGTTGGCAACGCCGCGTTTACTACTTTGACATATGCCGCACAACTTGTAACACCGTACACTGTTGGTAGCACTATTATTGTCAAAGGAATGGTACCTATTGGTATGAATGGTATCTGGACAGTTTCTTCTGCAAATGCAACGTCTGTCAGTTATGCCTGCGGTGTAAATGCAACTGCAACAGTAGTGGGAACTGTTTGCCTCAACAACGTGATTAATAATATACTGTCACTGAGTGCGGTAAGTGGTCCTGCTGGTGTTGCCGCGGGTGCTGTGACATCATTAACAGCTAATGCAAATGTAGTTAGACAAGTATTGTTAACCGGCGCGATTCCTACTCTAAATATGCCAGGGACTGGAACAACTTCAGCAAGTAAACTAAATGCTAAAACATTGTTATTGAATAACATAACATTTATTCAAGCTGAGATTACTGGTTATCTACAATCAAACTATCCACAAATATCTATTGATAGTGGATTTGCCAAGACCGATGTAAAATATATTGTATGGAGTTTAGCATACGATCTAGTATATGGCGGCAACAGTCAAAGTATATATACAGGATTACAGTATTGGTTAAATGGTGTTAAACAAATCTCTACACCTAAAGTGCCTGCGTATGCCAACGCTATTGGATATATTAATAATTTGGCTCAGGCTGTTGTTACAAATACAGCACCAGCGACGAAATATCAGCAAAGTATAAATCAATATACCAACGAAACTCTTTCAATGACTACAACACCATCTGGTGGAGAAAGAGCAGTTATACTAGCATCAATTCTAGCTAATGTTACTTCAGTAAAGAACATTGTGCTGGCCGTAACAATTCCAAGCCCGTCAGTAACATATCCAACTCTGACTGGTATATCTTCTGACTTGACAACTGCAAGAACTAGCATTCTTAATAATAAAGCGGTGGCCGCTGATCTGACTTACGGTAACTTACAGGGCAAGGCAGTTGATTTTGTTAATGCTACATATCCTTCTATTAGTGATTCAGGAATTATTACTTCAATAACTTCATTGTTTAAAGTTGCTACTGATATTTTAGATGTTGGATTTTTAAATAGTGCAAATGCAACCTACAGCGGGTCGTTGCAGGGTACCAATACCGATCATGCAATTGCTGCCGTCAAGGCCAACTTGGATTTTATTGCAGATGAAGCATATGCATATTCGATAGTTAATAACCCATCATTTGTTCCGCACGGTGATACAACACAGAGTCAAAACATTTTAAACTTTAAAAAGAATATCAAACTTGGAATTCAAGCGGCACTGTATGATTGTGCTTACAGCGGGAACTCTGGATCGCTATTCTGGGGTAAAACATTTTGGAATGCCAGTGGAATTTCATTATTAACTAGTCCTAGTGAAAAAAGTATTACCAGTACCGCTTTTACTAGAGCAGCCGCGGCTGCGGTCAGCTGTATGTCTAACAGTGCATCGACTACTACAACATATAGATCAACAGGTAATACTACACCGGTTGTTGATACCGGAACTACTGATGGACAAGGCGGAAGTTCACCAAATGCAGGAACTAGATTTACTGTCTATATAGAAATATTAAAAGATATATTATTAAACAATACTGCTACTGTTTATGTATATCCATCACTGACTAGCTATACCACAGCAAAACAAACTGCTCGTAATATTGTTTCTACAAATAAAGCAAGTATAACTCAAAGTACCAATTCGTATTTGTCAACAACATTCGTTGGTGGATTTGTATATAACGAAGCAACATGTTTGCGTGACATAGGATTAATACTTGACGGTATGATTATCGACTTAGAAACAGGTGATCACGCTAACAGCAACCCTGCAACATATCAAGGTGTTACTGCTGGTAAATCATATTATAGAAATTCTAGTTCATTAAAAGCTATTTCATCTACACAGCGTACTCCAACAATTGATGGTATATCTTTTGCTAAGAATCTTGGTATACAAGTGCTAAACAAACTTAAAGGTATTCCAACTTATCAAAGTGTAGTAGCGCAAGCATATGGAAGTTATTCTCCAAGTCAAGATGCTATTACTGATTTTAGTAATGACATGGATATTGTTTTAAATATCATGCAATACGGTCTAGGTGTAGCACCTACGCCAAGTTTCGGTAGCGGAACATATTCAGTTACTGTGACTAACGGTGGAAATGGTTTCGTTGATCAAGGTTCACCAAACAACGTACATATTATTCCAGGAAAGGTATTGTTGGGTAATACATCAGGAGCATTAGGTACTATTGTCAAGTATACTTCGAATTCAGGAGGATCAAATGTTGATACAATCATTTATAGACTGACTAAACCTGGATTCTTTATCGGTGGAGAAACTGTTGATTTTGCAGAAACTGTTAAAGATTTAAATATTACCATCATGATCGAAAGTGGTATTTACTACGAAGATTATCCGATCAGATTAGCAGAAGGTGTTACTATTAAAGGTGATGACTTCCGTAGAGTTTTAATTCGTCCAAAGGACAGAATTTCACAATCACCTTGGAGAGGTGTATTCTTCTATCGCGATAGTATTATCGATGGTTTACAAATCGGACCTATTAATTTTGCTGGGGTTGATCATGCAACTGAATTAGTTACGGCAATAAACATCAGTGCAACAACTGGTAATATTAGTGTAACATTAGCTAACGGACAAGCTCCCCAAAGCTGGATTGGATTGGTTCTAACTACTGATACAACTGAAGCTGGGGTCGGTACTAGTGGTACTGGTAGGGCTGTTATTAACTCAATCAGTGGTAATGTATTATATTGTACAGTAGTATATCCGTTTAGCACTAGTGGAACTAAACCTGCTAGCGGTATCGGTGCTTGGCATTTATATGACACATTAAATTACGGTAGACATTACTTAACTGATTCAACACAAGCTGAATCAGCTTCAAATCTGCCAAAGAATAACAAAGAGATGGACGTCTTCTTGGTTAACGATGCAGTACGTTTGAAACTAATAAGTTTACAAGGCCACGGCGGCTTTGTTATGGTGCTTGATCCTGAAGGTCAAATTAAAACTAAATCACCATATGCACAAGAGTGCGGAAGTTTTAGTGGAAGTAAAAATGCTAAGAGATTCGCTGGCGGACAGTTCATCGACGGATTCACTGGACGCTTATTTGGCAATGTGACTGCGGTAGCTGACAGCGGTCTTACTCTTACTGTAGTCGGCGAGACTAATAGCGGATTAGACATTCGACCACCTCAAGTTCCATGTTCATTCTATATACAAGGAAATCGATTCCAGGTTAATGATGTGCTAAGTTTCAATAGCACGACAAAAACTGTTGTTATAACATTAGATGTATCAACACCATTTAATCCAGCTACTGCATATAACAGTACTATATTTTCTAATAATTTAGATGCTATCTTAGATGCAGTTAGATACGACGTGGCATTAGGATCTAACTATCAAAGCATTAGATCAGGGTTAACTTACCTTACTCCACAGTATGCAGTATCTGGTTTAAGTAAAGCATTGATCACACAAGGATTAACTAAGTCTGGTGAATTATTGAATGCACTAACAGGGTTTCCATCATCGGGCCTAGACACTGCTGGAAAAACTAGAGTCACTGCTGGGTTCAACACTATAACTAATATTATCAATAATGGTATTGGTGCGGCTCCTACAATTACATATCCAGCAGTAGTTAGTGCTATCACTACCCAAGCAATGGTATATGCAAAAAATATTTTGCAAGATGCAAGTATTAAGGATTTCATCAAGCAAGAAATTACAGGATATATTGCAGATACATTTGTCGTAAGAAATATTTCCGGGTACAGTGCAGTTAAGTCTCAAAGAGATATCGGTTATGTTATCGATGCTCTAACATACGACTTACTGTATAATAATCTAAACAACAATAGCAATAGTCAAACTTATGATATTGCTAAGGCTTACTGGAATACAATTACACATGTTTCATATTTAAACAGTGTAGGAAGTCCAAACGAACGAGCAGTTTGTCTTGCCGCTTTTGGCCGACTAAGAATTATACTTCCATATATTGTGCAAGGTAATGCATTACCTAGTAAAGCAACTGGAAATAGCGTCGTACAAAAACTTGCGGCTGCATTTAGCGGTGTAGGAACAAGTGCAGAAGGTACTAGACTACAAACATTAGTAGATTTATTAATTGACATTGTCACAAACGAAACAACTGCTACTGCACGTAATCTACCAACAATATCAAGTGTATCAACAACTGCTGACTTAGTTACTGACTGGACAAATATTGGCACTGCAAAAACAGCTAACAAGTCTGCAACTGTTGGTTATATAAATTCAGGTGCTAGTTTAAAAATTAATCTTGAAATGGCGGGTAACCGTTCAATGCTAGCCAATGACTTTACACAAATTAACGATTTAGGCTATGGTATCATTGCAACTAACGGCGGATTGACTGAGCAAGTAGCAACCTTCTCATACTATTGCTGGACCGGTTATTGGGCGACCAACGGCGGACAAGTTCGAAGTATTGCTGGTTCAAACTCACACGGTACATATGGGTTACGTTCAACCGGTTATGATCTTACTGAAGTTCCAGATTCAGTATCTTTAGTTGAAGACTTTGTTCAAACCGCAGTAGTTTATAAATCCGGAATTTATAGTGCTACAATGACTCCGACAACAAGTGTACAAGCATTGCAGGTATACATTCTTGGTTGGCAATATAAACCATTTAGTAATTCAGAATTAGAAATTGATCACACAGCCTCTGGCGGATTGGTTAGTCGATATCTTGTAACAGGTGCTCAACATACTAGTGTTACCATTAACGGCGTTAACGTTCTTCAATTAAATCTTAGTACCGGGGGTGGTAGTGGTACTAGCGGATCAGGATTATTATTTCCGCTGTATGATGGCCAACTGGTAACTATTCGAATATTACAAAGTGTCAAGTTCAGTGGAGTTGCAAATTCTAACCCAACTAGACCTAGTACATCGTTACAATATATCGACAACCTGCTTGATGTTTATAGAATTCTTAGCTATAACGTAACTGAATCAACTGGTGAACTTCTTAGTTCCGGTGTTGCTATTTTGCAATCAGATAGTTCATTTGCCTATTATAAATTAGTCACTGACACCGGTTATCTTACTACGTTAGATTTAGATTCAGCAATAACCGTAACCGGTGCAAGTGGAGACGGTGCAACTGTTACGATTACTTTTGCTAATCAAGTAAATGCTCCGTTTGCTATCGGCAATGTTATTACAGTACAGAGCATAGTAAACGGAGGTGCCGGTGCTACTAATTTATACAATGGGAAATATACTGTCACTACATGTAGTGCAACTCAAGTACAATTTAATAGTACAGTGACCGCAACCTATGCCTCAGCTGGTAAAGTCGGACTAAAGACTCAAGGTAGTAGAGTTGGTGATGATAAGATTGCAGTAATATCAATTGGTCAAGCAAATATTATTGCCCAACTTAACAAAGGTACGTATATTACAGGTTGGTATGGAAGAACATATCGAGTAAAATCATATGTGGCTACAGTAGTTGATGGTAGCGGTAATCAAATTTCCAATAGTTACATAACGATAGATCCTAATTCAGTTTATAATAATTCAAATGACGGTGGTAGTATATCAGCGTTGACTTGGATTCGATCAACCGCAGGTGTCGGTGCTAGACGTGTTGTAACATATGCTATTCCGTTTGGAACTACTCCAGTAGTAGATGGCTCTTATAGTGTTGCTAACAATGCCACAGCATCATATAATGGTACATACCAAGTTATTGCTGTTGGTAATCAATCATTAATTACTATCACTACTACTACTAATATCACTGTTGGACAAGTTGTTAGTGCTAATGCAGCCGCAATAACTGCCGGTGCAGTAATACCGACTAATTGTCTAGTGCAAAATGTTGATGAGGGCGGTACACAATTTACAGTGAGTCCAGCAATTTGGTTCCCAGTTGGTGGTACTAATACTATTGTAACTACAACACTACGTAGTTTAGTCAGTATACGAATTCAAAGCGGTGGCAGTGGATACACTGTTGCACCGACAATTACAATCGGCGGTGTTACCTCAGGTGGCGCTAGCACACAAGCAATTGTTACAGTTGGAGTTGAAAATGGTGTAATTACTAGTTTCACTATTGTTAGTCCTGGATCTGGATATATCAGTCTTCCAGATATCGCAATCACTAGAGGTGCAGGTGATACTACTGGTACTGGCGGTATATTAGTTCCAGAAATAACTGCGGCAGTTAGCGGTGGAGGTATTCCTACTAGCGTAGTTAATACCAATACAGTAAACTTGCTATATCCAACTGATCCAGGAGTTACTGGCACAGCTACCAATGCATCAAATAACAGTACTGGAGACGGTACAATCACTGTAGTTAGTGGTACTGGTTTAGTTGTAGGACAGCCGATTACGTTTGGCGGAACTACTGCGTTTGGCGGACTGGCATTTAATACACAATATTATATAACATTTGTAACTGGTACTAAGATCAAGGTCAGCACAACACTAGGCGGTTCAGATATAACATTCGCTACCGATGCTTCTGGCACTATGAGCTATAGTGCTACTTCGTTTACATTTGGTAGCCCAGTTATTACTGCTACATCGAGCCAAACACCTACTAGAACATTCTCTAGTGGTGTAGGTAGTGCTGGAACTGTTGCAATAACAATACCAACCCAAGGCAGTGCTCCAGTGGCAAATAGTTATTATAGAATAACTGGCAACACTAATCCGCTGTACAACGGCAGCTGGAAAGTTGCGGCCAGCGGTTCTACCACAACTAGCATTGTTTTAAATTATCCTGCTGATCCGGGTACCTGGAGCAGTTCAACTGCAACAACTATTACTAAAGAAGTTACATCGGCAACCTCAGGGCAGTTAGGTATTGCCAAGGGATTCCCAAGTGATACTGGCATAACATTGAGATTAGGTTATTCTGCATCAGCACTTGGTCAAATTACTACTAAAATTAGTACAACTCGTGCTACAGGTCATGATTTCTTAGACATCGGTACTGGTGGTTATACCACTACCAATTATCCGAGTTTAATTTACGGACCTCCTGCGATTGCCGCTAAAGATAACAATCAAGTTGTAGAAGAAACAGTAGGTCGTGTGTTCTACGTAACCACTGATCAAAACGGTATCTTCCGTGTAGGTAAGTTCTTTACCGTTGACCAGGGTACTGGTACTGTTACATTTGCCGCAAGTATTGCGTTGAGTAACTTAGATGGTTTAGGATTTAAACGCGGTGTTACAGTTAGCGAGTTCTCAACCGATGCAACTATGAGTCAGAATGCTTCAGACATTGTACCGGTACAGTCAGCCATCCGTAGTTATATTGATAACAGATTAGGCCTAAGCCAAACTGGTAGTGTAATATCTACAACCAGTTTGATTGCTCCTGGATTCTTAGCACTTGATGGCAAGCTAGCCATGAAAGATAAGCTAAATCTAGCTAACTTCAGAATTATTAATTTAGGAACTCCAACAAGTACATTAGATGCTACACCTAGAGTTTATGTTGACACACAAAACTTTATGAATGGGCAGTACGATGTGACCATTGCCGCGCCTGCCGCGGGTGATTTAATCGTGTATGATACAACTACTGGAAATGTAACTGATACATTTGCTGATGGTAAGATTACCTTGAGCGATACTAGTAGAATTGCAGTTGGTAACATTATTACATTTAGCGGCACATTTGTTTCAGGCAGTGGATTATTAGCAGGCACATACTATGTGAAAGAAGTTAGTACAACCTATGTTATTGTCAGTGTAGAAATTAACGGAACTGCTGTCGTATTAACAACAAGAAATGATCCGACACCGGGTGCAATGACATATATTTCTGCAAGATGGAGAAATAGTGCAAGTCCTCAGGGAAACAGAGCTATTACAACCGGAGCACTTACAACTAGTGCAAGTGGTAATGGAACTTATGCTACATTGGTATTTGCTACAGCACAGGCTACAGCACCATATTCAGTAGGCCAGAGAATTATTGTGTCTGGTGTTTCTCCGTTAGGATATAACGGCGTATATGATGTTTATAGTTGTAGTACAACTAGCGTAACCTATGCATCTGCAACAACTGGTAATTTAACGCAAGCAGGAACGATCTACGGAAATCAATTATATCTAAGATATAATAAAATAGAAGATACATTAACTACTTCATTACACAGCGATACCATTGTTAACTCAATGATCAGCAGTACAGCTAGAATTGTTCAAAGCAAATTAACCATGCAGTCGGCGGTTGCTTCGACTAATCTTGCGTCTTCTACGCCTGATCAAACTAGACTTGGTCTCAGCGAGTTTAATAGTGATGTGTTTACTGCAACCAACGGATTTGTAGAGCTTAAAAATTCTACTAACGCAACTACTGGTATATTGTATAGTAAACTACAATTCATGGCTAATAACCGAATACTAGGTAACTTCAGTGGATCTAGTGCAGTTCCTGGAGAGGTTACTGCGGGAACAGTAGTCACTGCTGGTGACGGTATTAAGAACGCATCGTTTACATCAGAAGGAGCAATGACAACTGATACCGGTAGTAACGGTTCTAGTAATACGTATAAAGTTACTCCAATAAGTGTAGGCAATGCTGTAGACAGTCTTGTAAAAAGTGGAAATGATAGAAGTGTGGATGTCGGCAGTTTAAAAATATTAAATTCCACTGTACTACAGCAAACAACTTCAATCTCTGCAGGCGATAGTATTAGTATTATAACACCGGGTGTTACTGGAGTTGCATTCCTTAAAGCATACGGTAGTGATGCTTCAAATACTGTTACAAAAACAACAGGCGTGTTTGATACGACCGGGGGCACATTAAGAGTGTCCGCTATGAAAGGATCTGATGATTTTACTACTACTGTTATTAATATGACAGGGACCTACAGAGTCGGTGCTTTGAGTACTATTGACTTTGCAACTAATAACGCAGTAACCTTAACCAAGTCGATATCAACCGGAGATGCACTAATTGAAGGTACAATTTTAGGCAGATGGTCACTTAGTGGAGCAAGCAGACTACAAGCGACCTATGCTGACTTGGCTGAATACTACGAAGGCGATCAAGAATACGAACCAGGTACTGTACTAGTGTTCGGTGGTGATGCAGAAGTTACCACTACTGATCAAATGAATGACACTCGATCAGCTGGAGTTGTTTCAACTGATCCTGCATATGTTATGAACGATGGGCAAGCCGGCATACGTGTTTGTCTAGCACTTGCAGGCCGTGTTCCATGTAGGGTAGTGGGTCGTGTTAAGAAAGGCGACATGCTAACCACAAGTGCCACACCCGGACATGCTGTTCGAGTAACAACCCCAACGCTAGGTGCTATAATAGGCAAGGCATTGGAAGATAAAGACTATGGCGAAGCCGGAGTCATACAAGTTGCAGTAGGGAGAGTATAATGACACGCCAAATAGTAAACATTGGTCAAAGTTCAAATGACAAAAGCGGTGATCCGCTACGCACAGCATTCAATAAAATTAATAATAATTTTACAGAACTGTACAGTGGATTGCCTGCACTAAGCATAGGACCAACACCACCAGTTGGGCCAGCTGTTGGACAGCAATGGTGGGACAGCACAGATGGTAACAGCTATATCTATTACAACGGTACTTGGGTTCCAAGTACAAGTACAGTGGCATTGCAAATTAATAACGTTCGTAATGTAGTTGGAAATACAATTTCTGTTAACTTTGCAACTGATGGAACTGTAACAACAGCTATGGCCGGTAATGTTACTATTAGTTTTGTTAACTATACAGCTGGTGAAACTGTTAAAGTTATTTTAACTACTACATCAACCGGATATACAGTAACACACGGAGTAACTGCTACAAATTCTACAAACGGTAGTACCACTGTTGCGGCAACTGTTGTTCCAAGCACAATTATGTTAGAGTATATCTGCACTGGATCTACTCTTGCTAGTGTATACGTTAGAATTAACAAGATCTAATTAAGAGTAAATATAACAAAGCGAGCGGAAACCATGCCAATTCAAACAATCAATATAGGTAATTATGCAAATGACAGTACAGGTGATGATCTACGTACCGCATTCCAAAAAGTTAATTCTAATTTTACTGAACTAGCTGTAACAGCAAGTGTCGGTGATGGTGCCAATCTCGGAGCAGGAACTGCAATTTTTAAAGATAAAAATTTAACTACTTTGCAATTTAAAACATTAACTAGTACTAATAATTCTGTAACATTTTTTCCTACGGGAACTACTGTAGATTTTGTTGCAAATACTAAAGTACAAAATGATGCAACACCCGTACTTGGTAATAATTTAAATCTTAATAATTTTTATACCTACGGCGGAGATATTAAAAATAAAGTATGGGGTCTTGATTTAAGAATTATAAATTCGTTGTTATTGATCATGCTGAAGTCTAACATAGTAAAGTTAGACCTTGGTTCGTTTTTATTCCCGGTCGGTATCAGTGCTGAAGTGCCGCGAGGATACTCATTAGATTTTGGCTACATTACAGATCCATCTGGAAGTAATGTCGTAGATTTTGGCATATTTTAATTAGGTGACTACATGTCTTTAAATGTTTGGACGCAAACCTCGGGATATTCGTTTGGAACGGTCCAAGAAAATGTGACTATTACACAACCGTTGCCGATTCTCTCTGGCACTGTCGGAGTAACTTTTAAAGTAATTTCGGGAAAGTTGCCGCCAGGTTTAAGAGTAGAGGGTAATAGTATTGT